TCTTTCGTAATTTATATAAATATCCTTATATTTTGAATCCTGGGAATAGTAAAATAATGGTTTTCTGTCCTCATCAATATAATATGTTCTATTGTCAACAACCACCGGTGTAAGATCACCAAATTTCTTGTTTAACCATTTTAATGCCGATTTTTCTCTACGATCAACCGATTCATTAATTGTTTCTTTTTTGTTTGTTTTCAAGTCATAAAGACTATTAACGAATTCCCAATTCACGCAATCCCAAAAATTTTTAATATATTGATCTCTTTTATTTCTATATTTCAAATAATATGCGTGTTCCCACAAATCAAGACCTAATAATGGATATCCACCACCATCAATGATATTCATTAAAGGATTGTCTTGATTTGGTGTTGACATTATTTTTAATCTATTTGTTTTCGTTAGAACTAACCAACACCAACCCGATCCAAAATTATCCATTGAGACTTTGTTAAATTCTTCTTTGAATTTCTTAAAAGAACCAAATTGTTTTAATATTCTTTCCAAGATATCTCCCTTTGGTGTTTGTTTTTTTGGTGATAACATTTTCCAAAATAATGCATGATTAAATGCTCCACCAGCATTATTTCTAACTTTAGTATCAAACTTACTTATGGTTTTAATTATATCCTCAAGTTCCATTTCACCTTTCTTATTTGACAAGGCATCGTTAAGTTTTTTTACATATCCTTTGTAATGTTTGTTATAGTGAATATCCATTGTTTCGGGATCCACAAATTGTTTTAATGCCGAATAAGAATAGGGTAATTTATCTATTCCTATTTTTTTCATTTCTAATAGGAATTGTTCTTGTATTAATTCTTTATCTTTTTTAACAAATTGTTCAGAGATTAAATCAATTCTTTTTAATGTATTTTTAAAACCTTCGTAAACTAATTCAGTAAATTCAGGGTGTTCTTTCTCAAAAATCTTCATTAATCTTCCCGCATATGAGTTAGCTTCATCTTCATTTTGACCACCAATATCTGGGCCTCTTTCTCTACCTAAAATTGAATGTTGGTATTCGTGAACCCACTCGTGAGATAATGTTTTTAAAATATCTCTATTTAATCTTTTTTTTGTTAATACTTTTAAAACGTGATCATTATTTCTACTACCTGTTGTCATAGTACCAGTTCTTTCGCCTAAAAATAAAACTGTAATATCGTGATTAAGAGGAAATCTCTTTTGTAAGAATTCAATAAAAACTTTTGCAAGATCCCTACTTTCCTTTGTCATAGGGCATTTGATATGTTTAATAGATACTTTCATTAACGATAAATATCCGTTAATTAAAGTTTTAACGTTTTCTATGTATTGAATTTAAGATCTCCTCAACAACATCCCCACCGTTCATTAATAAATCATCCCCCATTACGGTGTTGATAATTTGTTTCTTATTATTAAGGATATCATAGATTGCACCCTCTATCGTATTTTCAAACAAAGGGTAATAAACTAAAACATTATTCTTTTGACCATAACGATAAGCTCTATCTTCCGCTTGTGAATGTTCGGCAGGAACAAAAGATAAATCATTCATTATTACAACTTCAGCTGCGGTTAGAGTTAACCCAACACCAGCCGCTTTTAAATTACCAACAAAAACTTTTATTTTATCGTTTTCTTGGAATTGGTCAACAGCATATTGTCTTTGAGGTTTTGTACAACTACCATCTAAATAAACAGATTGTTTTCCAAAATGATTATGTATCATTTGTAATGTGTCGGTAAAGTTTGTAAATATAATAACTTTTTTACCTTGCTCAATAATATTTTCGGCAACCTCAATTGTATGTTTTATTTTTTCGTTGGCAATTATTTTTCTTGCTTTCATTAATTTACTGAACTGAATTGTTAAAGATGTGGATTCTTCTTTTTTGTTTTCATACCATTCATAATATTCACCTATCATTTCTTCATAATCTTTTGATTTTACTCTCAAATAGATTGGGGTGATTATTTTTTCTGGTAGATCTAACACCTCTTCTTTTAACCTTCTTAAAATTTGTTTTGACGTTCTATCTCTTAATTCCTCAAGATTTGATGCTCCCGTTACGTTCCATACTTTTCTTTTTCCTGCTTTGAACTGATATCCTTGACAATACCTAATAGCATATGCCATCCAATTTTGTGCTACGGGACTCTCAATCAAACTCAATAAATTGAAATAATTCATAGGTCTTGAAGTCATTGGTGTTCCTGTTAACAACCACAAACGATTTGCACTTTTACTAAAACTATTAACCAATTTAGTTCTTTGTGCTTGAGCATTTTGTATATAATGAGCTTCATCAATAATAACCAAATCAGGATTGTATTTGTAAATCAAACTATTTTCCTTGTCTTTTCCTGTGTCATAAAAATTCTTTAAAATATCATAATTTACAATAACAAAATCATGATCCAATGAAAAATTCTTACTTTCAGCAATATAAACGGATCTGATTATATTTTGAATAATCAATGTCAACTTTTTCTATGGTGTGTGTTTTAATTAATGCCGATTTTGGAACCCAAAATTCTGATAACTGATCTTTCTCAAAAAATTTACCCCAAATATGATAAGACTTTTCCTTTTCAACTAAAAGTTTTTCAACGTATACTTTTTCAGGTGTTTCTAATAGATATTTTTCTTCAGCAAACTTCTTTGCAAAATAAGAATCAAGATCAACCCATTTACGAGCAACTTTTGGTTTAACATCAAAATAAGTTAATATATAATCAGATTGACTTCTTGTAGGATAAAACTTTTTATTCTTTTCTTTTTTTGATTTAATGTATAGAATATAGTTATTCGCCCCTGAATATGTATCAAGTGCGTCTAAAGCTTTTTGCTCTATTGTTTTTGATGTAATCTCCAAAATAGTTAATTTATACTAATAATAATCAATATTTGGATATTTATCAATAATATGGATAAGTTTGAATTATATGGTTTATATTGTCCTTATACTAATGAAATAAAAAATTAAGACAATATGGGATATATAAACCAAAATCTAATATTTATAATTTAGTGGTTAGTGATATAAAAAACCATTTAATAAATGGATTAAACTATGTTCAGATTGGTAAAATCTACGGATGTAATAATAAAATTATACATAAATTTGTAAAAAAACATAACTTATATGTCAAATAACAAAGTACCTATAACAAGGCTTGGTAAATTCTTCTCCGAAGAAGATTTTTTTTTTTAGAAATATCGCTTGGTGAAGAATGGTTGATCGGTGATATGAATTTCACTTGTGTTCTTTATCGTATTGATAGACAAAAAACAAAAACTGATGATGTTTATGGTGAAACAGTTGAGGATGGAATTAAGTTTTTACCTCCCGTAGAATTTAATGCGTTTGTCCAAGTTATGGCTCCTGAAAATAAAAATATGGGATCTTCAAAAATAGAACAGATGGAACCAGGTAATATTAGAATATCGGTATATCAAAAGACATTAGAAGATCTTGATATTGATATAAATTATGGTGATTACATTGGATATTATGAAAGCGAAACAAATGTTAGATATTATTCTGTAAATAATGATGGTCGTGTTGTGTCCGACAATAAACATACCTACGCTGGTTACCGACCTTTCTATAGAACTATTGTTGCTTCTTACGTTGGTCCTAACGAATTTAGAGGATTATAATTATGCCATTACCAAAAAAAATAAAAAAATATTTACCTCTTGTTGAACCAAAAACATTATACCCAAGAAGAGAGGAATTAAAAGAGCTAATTGAGAGAGATGGAACATATCTTCCCAAATCATTACTTCATGCAGATTTGGATCGTGGATTTTTGGATTTCGTTAGAGATGAATTAACTTGTGTGGTTGAGGGTAAGACAGTACCAATGGTGGATATCTTAATATCAACACAAAATTGGTCTCAATTCGTGGAGACTTGGAACTTCCAAAATATTGATAGAAATGCCGAACCTCCATTTATTACGGTAGTTAGAGACCCTGTTCCTAAATACGGAACTAATCCCGCTTTACGATATAATATCCCCAATAGAAGACAATATTATTATGCTCAAGTCCCAACTTGGGATGGACAAAGACATGGTATGGATATATATAAAATTCCACAACCAGTGCCTGTTGATATAAAATATACTGTTATAATAGTTTGTAATAGAATGAGGGAATTAAATAAATTCAATCAAATAGTTTTAGAAAAATTCTCATCAAGACAAGCATATCAAGTTATTAAAGGACACTATATTCCAATAGTAAATGATGATATACAAGATGAATCTTCTTTTGATCTTGAGAAGAGAAAAGTCTACATTCAAAAATATAACTTCACTCTTTTAGGGTTTTTAATTGATGAAGAGGAGTTTGAGGTTTCTCCTGCAATCTCAAGAATATTTCAAATGTATGAAACAGATACTTCAACAAAAAAGAGAAAACAAAAAAAAGAAGAACCAAATCCACCATCAAATTATGAAGTTAATTATCCGTCAGGTATAACTCAAACTTTGAATGTGGATAATTTTGATGTTTATATTAATGGGGATTATTATGGTAATAACGTTGAGGAGATCCAAATTAATAATGGGGATCAACTACAAATTGATGTGGTAAAAAATGTTGGGTTTGATGATGCAATTTTAATCTTTACTCAAGAGTTATTATAATTACTCACCATAGATATCTTTTTTTTCTTGACATTTTTCAAGAATAAGATTTTCCAAAAACTTATACATTTTAATACCTCTTTTATCACAATACTTTTTTAAAACATTGTGAACATCAATTGATATCTTCAAATTCTTTATTTTTTTTTCTTCGTTTTCCATAGGTAGAAAAAAGGCAGAATAAAATCTCACCAAGATATAAATACTTTTATATAAGTAAAGTTTTTGACAAAAACATCAATATTTATATAATAAAATAAATCTATAAATTAAAAAAGACAAAATGGCAACTAACAGTAAAGTATTTGTATCACCGGGTGTTTATACTTCTGAAGTAGATTTAAGTTTTGTGGCTCAAAGTGTTGGTGTAACAACTTTAGGTATTGCGGGAGAGACTTTAAAAGGCCCTGCATTTGAACCTATCTTCATTAGAAACTACGATGAGTTTACAACTTATTTCGGAGGAACTTCACCTGAAAAATTTGTGAATACTCAAATTCCTAAATATGAGGCAGCATATATCGCTAAATCATATTTACAACAATCAAATCAATTATTTGTAACCAGAATATTAGGATTATCGGGTTATGATGCAGGACCTTCTTGGTCTATTGTAACAACAGCAAATGTTGATCCCGCAACCGTAGGATTTAATTGTGCTAGTGGTGTTACGGTAGATTGTGATTTCGTTTGTACATCCGCAAACACTTTGGATTTTACAGTTGATTTTAGTGGGTGTAATAATTCACAAACAACTATTTCATTCTTGAATTCATTCCCTGATGAGATTCAATCAATATTAACAGAACCTTATACTCAATTCAATGGGGGAACCTCATCTCTTAATGATAATATCACTGAAACTATTTTTGACATTATTACATTAGATGATCCTCTTACAGGTCAAACAATAATTGACTACTTTGGGTCAATAGATACTGATGATTATAATATATTAAATCCAATTTTTTCTGCAGGAACAAGTAATAACAGATTTGATGTTCCTTCAGTTTCATTTGATGATACTGATTTAACTTCACCTCTTAATGATTCTTGGTATTACGCATTGTTTGATAATACAGGTAATGGAAATTATACAGGTTTTTCATTTTATAGTTATGTAACTGGTGTGACCGCAACCACTACATCAACAAATTGTGCGTCATTCTACGATTATAGTATTAGTGGTACTTCTGGTGTTATCAATTACAATACAAATGTAATTAATGTTTGTTTACCTTCAGGGTTTACAGGTGATTTATCGGCTTTAACACCGACATTCAGTGCTTGTACAACAGGAGTTACTGCGGAAAGTGTAACACAAGTAAGTAATACAACTGTTGTTAATTTCTCTGCGGGAACTGTTACCTACACTTTAACTTCCGAAGATGGTTCTACAACTACAACTTGGGTGGTTAATGTTGTTGTAAATGATCCATGTAATCCTTGTAATTTCACAAGCGGTGGAACACAAGACCTTGGTGAAATAACAACTTGTTATTCAGGTAGTGTGATTGGTAGACTTTACTACTACACAGGAAACACATTTACGGATTATGATAATTTAGTTGTGGCAACATTAAGATCAAGAGGTATTGCAGATTATACTGACGGAACAAATCCAACTTGGGAAGTAACAGGAATTACTGATGTTACTTTAGATATGACGGGAGCGTATTCAGGAGTTTCTAAAAACCCATACTTACCATTCTTGGTTAATGTAACAAATTATGAAGGAACCAACTTTAGTTTTGAAACTTCAATGTCAACTTCTGACGCAAAATACATGACTAAAGTATTTGGTACTAGTAACTTTGGTAAACCAAGAAATACGGTTCCGGTTTTCTTGGAAGAAAGATTCCAATCTCTATTGAATTATGCATATAGAAAAGGATATATTAGAGGTTTAAGTTCTTCTTTAATTTCTTTGGACTCAGCACAAAGTGCTTCATCTACATCCATTGGATGGTACTTGGATAGATACCAATCTCCAAGTTCTCCTTGGGTTGTTTCGGAATTGAGAGGTAATAAAGTTTACAACTTATTTAAGTTCTACACAATTGCTGATGGTAATTCTGCAAACACTGAAGTTAAACTTTCAATTACAGATATTTCATTTGCTAACCAAACATTTACAGTGTTAGTTCGTGATTATTTTGACACAGACTCAGCACCAACAGTTCTTGAGAAATTCACAAACTGTTCTATGGATCCAAGTCAAAATAACTTCATTGCGAAAAAAGTAGGTACATTGGATGGTGAATACCAATTGAATTCTAAATTCATTATGGTTGAAATGAATGAGGACGCACCAGTTGATGCTCTACCTTGTGGATTTGAAGGGTTTACATTTAGAGAATATGCGGGAGCAAGATCTCCATTCCCTATTTTCAAAACCAAATATGATTTCCCTGGTGAAGTTATTTACAACCCACCATTTGGATTACCTACAGGAGGAGACAATACAACAACAACAGGAGGTGATAATGTAAGAAGAACTTATCTTGGTATGTCAAACTTCTGGGGTTATGATTCTGACTTCTTTGATTATGTTGGTAAGAGAAATCCTATTTCTCCTTGTGATTTGGAAGGTGCCGAATGGTCATATAAAACTAGAGGTTATCACATGGATAAAAACGCTAGTGGACTAACAATCGGAAGTGCTTTCTCAACAAGTGGTACTCCAAGATTCTATGTTGGTGACGCGGCGTTTAGTTCAGAACCTACAAATGAAACAAGTCCATACTATAGATTATTCTCAAGAAAGTTCACATTGTTCGTACAAGGAGGATTTGATGGATGGGATATCTATAGAGAGTATAGAACAAACGGAGATAGATATGTTCTTGGTAGAACAGGATTCTTAAACGGAGCGTGTGCAACTGATAGATATCCTACGGCTACTGGATGGGGAGCGTTTAAACAAATATCTCTTGGGGATGGTACAAGAAGTTGGGCAAATACTGACTACTACGCATACCTATTGGGTATTAGATCATTCTCTAACCCTGAAGCGGTTAACATCAATTTATTTGTAACTCCTGGTATTGATTATGTTAATAATTCAGACCTTGTTGGTGATACAATTGATATGATTGAAAATGAAAGAGCGGATTCGTTGTATATTACAACAACTCCTGACTACAGTTTGTTTGTTCCAACAACCACAAGTGGAGATAATTTGATTTACCCACAAGAGGCGGTTGACAATCTAGAAGAGGCGGGAATTGACTCTAATTACACCGCAACTTACTACCCTTGGGTATTAACTCGTGATACGGTTAACAACACTCAAATTTATATTCCAGCAACCGCGGAAGTAACGAGAAACTTGGCGTTAACTGATAATATTGCATTCCCTTGGTTCGCAGCGGCGGGTTATACTCGTGGTATTGTAAATTCAGTTAAAGCACGTAAGAAGTTAACTCAAGAAGATAGAGATACTCTTTATATCGGAAGAATTAACCCAATTGCAACTTTCTCTGATGTTGGTACAGTAATTTGGGGTAATAAAACTCTACAAGTTAGAGAATCTGCACTTGACAGAATCAACGTAAGAAGATTATTGTTACAGGCACGTAAATTAATATCTGCGGTTTCTGTAAGATTATTGTTTGATCAAAATGACGAACAAGTAAGACAGGACTTCCTAAATGCGGTTAACCCAATTTTGGATTCAATCAGAAGAGATAGAGGTTTATATGATTTCCGAGTAACAGTTTCTTCAGATACTGCGGATCTTGATAGAAATCAAATGACAGGTAAGATTTACATCAAACCAACTCGTTCGTTAGAATTTATAGATATCACATTCTATATAACACCTACGGGAGCATCATTTGAGAATATCTAATGATAAAATGAAAAAGGAAAGGGAGATTAATTCTCCCTTTTTTTATTTATATGATATTTATTATTATGAATCATAGAATATTAGTTAGGCAGATTATGACCGAAATGGTTAATGAGGTTGAATCAAAAAAGTATGGTCTTAAATATTATGCGTTTGATTGGGATGATAATCTTATGAAAATGCCAACGGAGATTATTCTTTTAGATGAAAACGGAGATGAGGTTGGCATGTCAACCGAAGACTTTGCGGAATACAGAACTGAAATTGGAAAAACTCCATTTAAATATAATGGTAGTACTATTGTTGGTTTTGCCGAAACTCCATTTAGATATTTTAGTACTCTTGGGGATCAAAAGTTTATGAAGGATATTGAGACCGCCCCTTTAGTGAGAGAGCCTTGGTCTGATTTTGTTGAGGCAATCAATAACGGGTCAATATTTTCAATCATCACAGCAAGAGGTCACCACCCTAATACACTTAAAAAAGGTGTTTACAAATTAATAATGATGGGAAGAGGAGGTCTTAATAGATCAAAACTAGTGGAGAGTCTTAAGGAGTATAGAAGAAAAATGGGGTTAAAATTTATTGATGATGAAAATTCATTAATAAAAGATTACCTTGATAGATGTAGATTTTATCCTGTTTCATATGGTGCAGGATCCGCAACCAATCCTGAAGAAGGTAAAATAAGAGCAATGGAAGAATTTATAAGTTATGTAAAGAAACTTTCATTAAGACTTCAAAAGAAAGAATATCAATTTGTGAATGATGTTAGTAATAATTTTGTTCCATTTACCCCTATGGTAGGTTTTTCAGATGATGACATAAGAAATATTGAATCAATGAAAAAACATTTTGAAAAGAAAGATGATAATATATTAAGAACTTATCATACAAAAGGAGATGAAAAAAATATTTATGAGCAACTAGTTAAAAGGATGATATCAAAAATTAAATCAAAGTAAATAGAAAAATTTTAATAACGATATATTTATAATAAAAATAAACAGAAATTTAAAACTAAAAAACCATGGCTGATTTATTAATGAAAATGCCAGTTCCTTACGAACCGAAAAGACAAAACCGATTTATTATAAGATTCCCATCTAGTTTGGGTATTAATGAGTGGTTTGTGGAAAGTGCCGCAAGACCATCAATAAAAATCGGTTCAACTGAAATACAATTCTTAAACACCTCAACATTTGTTGCTGGTAGATTTAACTGGGATCCTATTCAGGTTAAATTCCGTGACCCAATCGGACCATCAGCATCACAGGCTCTTATGGAATGGGTTCGTTTATGTGCTGAATCTGTAACAGGTCGTATGGGTTATGCTGCGGGATATAAGAAAAATGTTGATATTGAGATGTTGGATCCAACAGGAGTTGTTGTTGAAAAATGGATATTGGAGGGAACTTTTTTAACTGACGTAAACTTTGGTTCATTATCTTATAGTCAAGATGCTCTTGCGGATATTTCAGCAACACTTCGTATGGATCGTTGTATACTCGTGTACTAGTTTTTACATACCCTTTACAACCAAAATATTAATCCATATATTTATTTAAAAATAAGTGTATGGATTTTTCATTTTTCACAATCAATAATAAATCAGGATATAAGACCAACGAAAAATGGTTAATGAAAAATGAGTTAGAATTATATAATAGTATAATTGAATACTCAAAAACTTTAAATCAAGATCTAACTTTCAAGGAGAAACTTTATTTTTATTTTCATAAGTTAAAAGAAAGACCAAAATGCTTTAAGTGTGGTAATGAAGTTAAATTTAGAAACAGATTTGACAAACCATATGGTGATTTTTGTTCTTTATCTTGTGCCAATTCTTCAAAAGAAGAATTAATCAAAAGACAAAAAAAGACATTTAATGATAAATATGGTGTGGACTTTTATCCAGAACACAAAGAATTTGTTAAAAAACAAAAAAACACAAAGTTAATTAATTATGGTGATGAAAATTATAATAACATTGAGAAAAGTAAATACACAAAGTTAATTAATTATGGTAATGAAAATTACAATAATATTGAAAAATATAAAAAAACTTGCGAATTAAAATATGGTGTAGATAATTATTCTAAATCAAATAATTATCACAATAGAATCACTCAAGAATATAAGAATTTATATTCCGAAATATATTTTAATGAGGTGAAAAAAGGATCTGTTATAATTGATTGTCCTAAATGTGGTAATAAGTCTGAATTAACAAAACAATTATTATATGAAAGATATAAGAGAAACTATGATGTTTGTTTAAATTGTAATCCTTTAGGGTTTAAACAAAGGAGTGGATATGAGAATGAGATTTGTGATTTTTTAGATGTTATAGGTGTTAAATATCTAACAAATTTTAAATTAAAAAATAAAAAAACTGAAGTTGATGTTTTTATTCCGGATTATAATTTAGGTATAGAATTTAATGGTTTATATTGGCATAATGAGTTATTTAAAACACCATTTTATCATTTAGAAAAAACAATAAAATGTGAGGGTGAGAATATTGAATTAATTCATATTTTTGAAGATGAATGGATATACAATCAAGAAATTATAAAATCAATAATAAAAAATAAAATTAAAATATCTGAAAATAAAATTTTTGCTAGAAAATGTGAAATAAGAGAAGTTGGTTTTAAAGAGTGTAAGGATTTTTTGGAGAAAAACCATATTCAAGGATCCGTTAACTCAAGAGTTAGATTAGGTTTATTTTTTAAAGACGAAATGGTTTCTATTATGACATTCTCAAAAGGGAGAATTATAATGGGAGGTAAAACAGATGAATGGGAATTAAATAGATTTTGTAATAAATTAAATACTAATGTTATTGGGTCGGCATCAAAACTATTAAAAAATTTTATAAAAATAAATAACCCTAAAAAAATAATTTCATATTCTGATATTAGGTTATTTAAGGGCGATTTATATGAAAAGTTAAATTTCAAATTTATATCTCAATCAAAACCAAACTATTGGTATGTTATTGGAAATAAAAGACATTATAGGTTTAATTTTAAAAAATCATCTTTAATAAAAGAAGGATTTGATTCTAATAAAACTGAAAAAGAAATTATGTTTGAACGTAAAATATATAGAATATACGATTGTGGTAATACGAGATGGGAATTAAGTATTGATAAAAAAACAAATTAAATTATTATTTAAAATAAAAAATATTATGGAACAAGATGTTAATCAATATGGTCAAATGGATTTTAACTTACCTCATGATGTGGTGAAACTACCATCTAATGGGATTTTTTACAAATCAAAAAAGAAAAGTGTTAAAGTTGGGTATCTAACTGCGACTGATGAAAATACCATATCAAATATTAACCCTAATAAATCAATAAGAGAAAGTATTGTTTTACCTTTATTGAGAGGTAAGGTTTATGAACCAGACCTTAGACCTGACGAAATGTTGGATGGTGATATTGAGGCTTTAATGATCTTTTTAAGAAACACATCGTTTGGTCCTGAATATAATGTCCTTCTAAAAGACCCTGCAACAGGAAAAGAATTTTCATCATCAATTTTATTGGACGAACTTAATATAAGAAAAACAGATGCCAAACCAGATGAAAATGGATATTTAACAACAACATCACCTAGAGGTGGAAATTTGGTTAAATTAAAATTATTGACAATTGGAGATTTAATTGAGATTGATAGTATCATTGATCAATATCCGTCAGGTAGAATACCACCAACTCAAACTATTAGATTAAATAAAATGATTGTGTCAATTGATGGAAATGATGATAGAGGATTTATCTCCAAATTTATTGAAACAATGCCTATAATGGATTCAAAACACATAAAGAATTTCATTGCGGAAAATGAACCTAGATTAGACCTAACAAAAGAAGTAATAGCCCCGTCAGGAGAAAGAGTGATGACCAATATCACTTTTGGGGTGGAATTTTTTCGGCCTTTCT